TGAATGNTTTGAAGATGAAGGTGTTAGCGTACAAGTCAGTGGCAAATATTGTGATATAGATTTTGCATCAATGCACGACATTCATCTAAAGCTATCTGGGTGGGAGGATTAATAATGATTACTATGCGAGAAACATCAGCAGATAGATCAAGAGAGCAACGATTATTGTCCGCAATGGCAAAGCGTTTAGGGTGTCAATATAAACAATCACCAAATCTTAAAAAGTACAGGCTTGATGGGTGGTTTCATAATGGTCAGGATTCTGATAGCCGAGGTGAGATGATTGGTTGGGCAGAATGCAAATGGTATGGCGATGGCAAAAAGGCATTTTGTGCGTTGAATGTTCCTAAGTACATGGAGATTCTGCATTTAAGTCAAACAACTATGCTTCCATCTTATTTTATTTTTAGAGAAGAAAACAGATTTGGTTATATAATAGTCCATGATGGTGTTATGCATAGGGCGAAGTTTAAAGTCTTTCAGACAGGTGGCACTGCTAAGGGAAGACAACCTAACCCCGATGATATAGAGCCTTTAATTATGTTTGATAAATCAGAAATACACTGGGGGAACTAATGATTTTAAATAATGGCGACAACTGGCAACCAGAAGAGACTGATGTTATTGCATGGCAACGTGCCTTCCCGAAGGTCGATGTATACCAAGAACTGATGGCGATGGAATCTTGGCTAGATGCTAATCCAACTCGCAGAAAAAAACCCACAGGAATAAAACGCTTTGTGAACTCTTGGTTATCTAGATCACAAGAGCAGGGTGGCAGTTCCCCTATTGCTAAGAAATATAATAAACCTGATAGCATAAGAGCCAAAACATTAGAGATGCAAATGGCTGATGTCACTTGGGTCGATCCTGATGAGGTACAGATGATGAAGGAGTTTTACTTAAATAAATTTGGTTACTATTACGATGGAGAAATAAAAGATGCGAAGGGGGTGCGGCATGGATAAATCAAACCAATATATTTGGGATAAATTAATGATTGAGAATTTTGCTTATATAAAAGATGGAAAGCAAAGAGTCAGCACAAATAAAATGGGAAGGATAGCTTGGAAATTTATTAAACAAGTTAATCCAGACGTTTTTGATGAGTATGAACGCATGGGACAAGATGCATTTGATTATCTAAATTCTTTGGAGTTGCGAAGATGCCGAGATAGGCATCACGATGGGAAATTAAAATTTATTCATTACAAAATGTCTGTTGATAATTTTATAGGTTCACATTCAATGCCGCTTTTATTGGCTTTATTAGACCCTAAAATTGAAAATGAATTTATTTTAAAAAACATTAAACTTTTTAAATGGGTTAGGCATAACGGAAAAATTAGAAATAAAAGTAGGGCAAGAAACGCAAAAGAATCTTTAGAAAAAACTAGAAAAAAAGGCGGATTTAAAACTGGTGGAAGATTAGAAATTAGAGTAAAAGATCGAGATGTCAGAAACGGTTGGGCAACAGTAAAATAAAAGGGGCAAAATGAGTAACGCAAATACAGCAAAACAAATACGGTATGAAGGGAACAAACCAGACTTAGTACATGGTCGGTATTACACTATTAAAAGATTGTCTGAGATAACTGGCCTGTCAGATACAGCGATTCGATACAGGCTTAACGGTAGTGATATATGTACAGACGATGAGTTGGTTAAGAGTCACTGCGGTAGAACACTGCGTAAAAAGAAGGTTAAGGTAAATACTACACTGTCTCAGAAGTGGCTGACGCGGAGGTTAGTATGAGCAGGGTTGTTTCTTGGTTTAGTTGTGGTGCGGCAAGTGCTGTAGCTACAAAATTAGCAATACAAACAGAAAAAAAGATTACTGTTGCCTATTGTGAGGTAATAGAAGAACATCCAGACAACGCCAGATTCCTTAAAGATTGCGAAGAATGGTTTGGTCAAAAAATAGTAATACTTGGAAACGATAAGTACAAAAGAAGTATTTATGAGGTTTTTAACAAAACTAATTATCTTGCAGGACATGGCGGTGCAAGGTGTACTTTGGAACTAAAGAAGAATGTGCGTAAATCTTTTGAAAAACCAAGCGATGTTCAGGTGTTTGGTTACACAGTAGAAGAACAGCATAGGGTAGATCGTTTTATAGATGCTAACAATGAGGTCAAAATGATTACCCCTTTAATTGATAAGGGATTAACTAAGCAAGACTGTTTGGCTATTATCCAAGACGCAGGTATAGAACTTCCAGAAATGTATAAACTAGGTTACAAGAATAACAACTGCCGAGGGTGTGTTAAAGCCCAAAGCCCTGCCTACTGGAAAAAAATACAAATAGATTTTCCAGATTATTTTAATGCGATGATAGAGCAAGAGAATCGTTTAGGTGTAAAGATTTGCAAGACTACTATTGACGGTGTTGCAGATGTCCGAATTCCGTTAACGGAGTTGCCAAAAAGAATTAAACCAATGGATGATTCTATTGATGTTCAATGTGGGATTTTTTGCCACATGGCTGAACAAGATATCGGCATTAATTGAGGATATTATGAGTCAGGGAGATTTTATTAGGATAGGCAACTTGCTAGAGGTAGAGAAGCGGTTGCCTTTTCTTATCAAGCGAGTCAATGATTGGGATTATGCACGACCTCTATGTGTGACCCTAAAGCCTTACACGAACCCAAGAAGCCTAAATCAGAACGCTCTGTTCCATGTTTGGTGTAAAACCATGTCTGAAAAGTTCATTAAGAAAGTCCCAACAGCTACGCCTGAGAATATGAAGCTAATGATGAAGCAAAGGTTTTTAGGGACAGAAGATATAGTGGTAGGTAAGACAGTAATTGAGAATCAGGTAAAGCACACCAGTGATCTAGATGTTGGCGAAATGGTGTATTTTTTGGATCAGTGTTATAGTTGGGCGAGGGACAACGGAATATTCTTAGAAGTACCAGAGAATTCCGAGTATCAAAAGCTGAAAAACCAACAGGAGAGTTGAATGATTAAGGCTGACCCCAGAACGCTTATAGAATTTACAACAACTGAAAGACAAAAAGAAGTAGTGAATGCTGTTATTAAAAATGGCTCTGCTACAAAAGCCGCCAAAGAACTAAAGTGTGACAGACGAACCGTCGATAAAATGATAGTCCGCTTAGAAAAGATAGCGGCATCCAATGGCGTAGCCCCTCATAGAGATTTAACCCACCAAACAGCAGAAGGATTCCAAGCTAAGAGAATATCAACGGCATACAAGGAAGACGGCTCAGTAGCTTTACAGTGGGTTATTCAAGAGCCAGACAAGCAAAGCCTACAGCAACGCCTTAATTATATGCTAGAGGGCATTAAGGACGATCTAACAGGGTTTAAGAAGGCAGTTAAAGCACCTGCAAAAGTAAACGCTGATTACCTAGCAATGTATATTATAGGCGACCACCATTTCGGGATGCTTGCCGATAGCGAGACTAAGCTAGATGATGATGATTGGGATGTAAAGATAGCAAGTAAAATACTACTAGACTCAACTGAGCGATTAGCCAACAGAGTTGGTGATGCCGAGATCGGTGTGTTGTTAAACGTGGGTGATTTTTTTCATGCAGACTCAAGCAAGAATGAAACCACAGCAGGGACAAGGGTAGACGTAGACACTAGAATAGGTAAAACGTTTAAACTGGCAGGAAGGCTCTTTCAAATCCTTGTAGAAAAGATGCTAAAAACCCACAAGAAAGTTGTGGTTATTAATGTCAGGGGTAATCACGATTCTGACATGGCTTGTCATTTATCTAGCTGTTTGGAAATTATTTACGACAACGAGCCAAGGGTTGAGGTGTTGCAAAATTACTCTAAGTTTATACATTACCAATGGCACAATAATCTATTCGTATTTCATCATGGCGATAGAATCAAGCATGAGCAGATTCTTCAAACGGTTATTAAGAACCTTGATGATCAGTGGAGTCAGTCTAAAAACAGATACTGTCACTTAGGTCATATTCACCATCACATAGCGAGAGAAGTCGGTTCAATGCATTTTGAACATTTCGGAAGTCTCACTTCTACAGACCAGTGGCATTCAGATTCGGGCTACGGAGCAGAGCGTTCCATGACTGCTGTGGTTTATCATAAAGAGCATGGCGAAGATTCAAGGGTTAAGATCAAGGTCGGTAAATGAGTAATGTTATTAAACTACACTCAGGGACAATTACTCTTAACAAACTATTCTGTGATTGCGGACAGTCTCTTGAGTACTGGCTTGGGGATGATGGCTGTGGCTACGGTATTTGTGCTAGGTGCGATCTACATTGTCCAGAAGAGGTTACAGTGCAAGGAGAAGAAGAATGTCAAAAGCATTAAATAAACAGGTAGGGGGCAGTCATTACAAGTTGCCGATACAGCCAGTTGAGTTTATTTACAAAAACGATCTGGATTATATTCGCGGAAACGTCATTAAGTACGTAACCAGAAAAAAGAATGGGGCAGAAGATATACTGAAAGCCATTCACTATTGCGAGATGTTATTGGAGTTGGAGTATGGCGAAGAAGAAGAAATCTACGGTAGCACAGGAAGTCGAGAAAGCCGCAAAATTGCTACAAAGATTAGTTAGATTAAAGGCATCAGATGACAACGGCTATTGCCAGTGTGTGACTTGCGGCAAGATAGATCACTATAAGAATATGCAGGGCGGTCACTTCTACAGTAGACGACACACGGTGTTTAAACTTTTTGAAGAAAACATCCATGTGCAATGTCCTGCTTGCAACCAGTGGGGTATGAAAACAACAAAGATTCAGGAGGCTTATCGCATCTACATGGAAGATTTGTACGGTGTAAGGCGTATCAGGGCAATGCAACGGTTGGCTTGGAGGGCATCCCCTAAGTTTAACCGCGATGAGGTTATAGCGTTTCAGCGTGATTTAAATGAAAGAATACAGGATGAAGTGTTTAGAATCGGGGATTATTAAATTAATTTACAAAAGGGTTTACATTTAGGTTTAAATAGTATTTAATGTAATCTCAATCAATAAATAAAGGGTATCAATATGAAATTATCAAACTCAAGAATAGCCGCACAAAACAGAGCCGCACGTTATTTGGCTCAAAAAGCATTCGAAAAAACTCAGAAAGAAGACCATGATGCAGATATGTTTATGGCTTTTATAACTGGCATATCCGTTGCAGTAGTTGTTGGGATGGGTTATCAAATGTACGTACTGGGGGCGTTGTAATGTCTATTAGCACTGTTAAAAATAATATAGCTGAGAGCATCCTGTCGGTGAAGCAAGATTGGGATGGTGACATTTTAGAACTGGACTGCGATTGGAAAGACCACTTCTGTTACATATTCTTAGACGTTATGGAGTCATGGTGGGATGATGTAT